AAGTTCTCAAGAACACGCGCCTGGGCTTGCTTCACCTTCAATAAGTGCAGCTTTTCATTGTTCGACAAACTGCCTTTGGCCAAGAGCTCTTGCTCTCGTGCGATTAACTCTTGTGCGCGTTTAATCTGCACATCAACCTTGCGAACCCAGCCCTCTTTTGTCCGAAGCAGTCCGGTCCCGATCCCGCTTTCACGCGCCTTGTCAAAGTATTTGCGAACAGCAGCCACGCCCTCCTTCACAAAGGGATCGTCAGTGACAATACCATTGCGAGTATGAGCGCGAAACACGGCATCATAAAACTCACGGTCATTCATTCGCGGGCTGGTCGGCGCCGGTCCACCCATCTTCCCAGCAAGCTGCTGAGTGCGCGAAGCAATTACAGACGGTGACATATCGCCAACGCGAACACCGCCTTCACCGCCGCCAGATTTGTATTTGGTCCAAACCTGCTCCAGTTCGCGGGTCAAATCGCCAGCCATTCCGCGCCACCGACTTGCGGTCACAGTCACAGATTCAGGCGTTGCAATACCGGACTCGTTTGCTTTCAACTTTAAACCATAATCGCCAAGCGTTCGATCAGCAAAGTCAGCGACAGACTTGATACCTGTGCCTTGCAGCTTGCTCCAAAGCGTAGGCAAAAGATTGGTCACAATCTTCTCAACGCCAAAAGCAGATGCAATGCCTACTTGTCCATCGACAGTGGGGCGCGCAGTGAACGTCCCGCCGCCGCCCGAGAACATGGCCGGTGCCTCTGTGACATAAGCAGGGCGAACACCATCACGCGTCGGTGGTCCCTGCGTGGCGGTCTCAGCAAGGAAAGCGTCAGTTACGCGGGCAATGTCCGCGTTCTTAAATCCACGCGCTGCTACGCCCCCTGCGACGCCTCCAAACAAGCCGCCAAACATCGTGGCATATCCAACGCTGAGCAAGCTCTCATCAAGAGTCGCGGTAGGATCGACTTGTTGGCGCACGGTTTCTTCCAAAGCGATTGCCCCGCCAAACAACGCGCCGCCTCGGGCAATGCTGCGGCCGACAGTCGCCACACCCCGCGCTGCCGCAATACCTGGCAACGGAACATAGTTTACCGGATTGGCAAACTCGGTGAGCAAAAAAGACATCATCCCAAGTTCTTCAGACTTGCGACGCATATCAAGATTATCGTCGATCCGCGCTTTGATCCGGTCGCTTTCAGCAGTTGAAGCCGAGCCGAGAAAGTCTGAATAGTATTGCTCGTATCCAACAAGATTTTCGTCAGTGAACGGATTGTAATTTGGTTCATCAGGCGGAAGAATTGGATCAGTGGCTTGCACCACTGTTTGCCAAAACGGCTGGAGCGCAATTGCCGCAGTCATGGACTCGCCCCAAGTTGGATCACGATCAGGAATCCGAACGTCAACGTCTTCGTAGCTGTCGTAACTCAAGCCGCGGAGATCATAAACTTCGTTCATTGTCCCATCTTCCCTCTGATCAAAGCCCAAAGCTGGCCCTTGGTTTTGGGCGTTCGATTAGCTCCGCTTCCATTATAGAAGTGGTCGTTTGCCGCCATTGCATCAGCCGTAAAGATTGAAGCTACAGACTGTTCTGATTGAGCCCGCAAAAATCTAATGCCACCGGCTCGGCCGAAATGATGCATTGCATACAAAGTGCCATAATTGACCTGTAAGTTTTCTGCCTGAAGCGCACGAATGTTGCCCTCAGTAAAGGTGCGATTGACAGCCGATTGCTTTTCGGGATCAGTCCGCAAGCTCAAAATTTGCGCGTTAGTAAGGTTCTCGTCTGGATAGGTCAGCTTAAATTGCTCAAGCCATGTGTCTTCAACAAACTGGAATCGACCAGTTGCAGTTGATTTTGAATTGCGCGCTGCGTCGTCACCGCTGCTTTCCGCACCTCGAAGGCGCTGGAAATAGCCATTGATAAACGCGGAAGTTGTTTGGTTGCTCGCACCCAGCTCAACCTCACTGCGCTTGGCTGCAAGAAACTGCTCAAGGTTTGGCTGTCCGACAGTCGAGTAAACATTTTCGACCACTCGATCTCGCTTCATTGCCAACGCCATTTGCTCTTGCTGGCCGCGCAATTGAAAAGGTGAGACACCCTCAGGCATAGCGCCAGAAGTCAAAGGCATTTCAGGGACCGCCACCCGATCCGCCAAAGCGTAAGCATCGCGCCGCGCATCGTCATACCGCTGCTGCTGCCATTGTGCAGCGCGTCCCAAGTTATAAATGACGCGGTTCCCGTCTTTGCCTTTCAGATAGTAAGGAACCATTTCCCCGTCACGCTGATACGCAAGCGCAAACATTCCCTTTGCGCTAAGCGGCACAAACATAATGTTTTGCCCGAGCCTTAACTCAGAAAGAGGCGGCAAGTTCTCATTCTTGGATCGATCGACAGCCCCAATCCAAATGTCTTGAGACTCAGTGATCCAGTCTTGTGACGCAGTGTTGGTGCGAAGATCGCGAATGGCTGGAACTGCATCTTCTTTGCGCACCCAATTTGCAGGAGCGTTAGGGTCACGTTCAGTCTTTCCTGTTCCGGAATGAACAACAGGCCCAAGAACAGGCCCAAGAACAGGAACAGCCCCAACCGCACCAGAAGCAAAATTATTAAGCCATGTATATTGTGTGATGCCCTCGGCCGTGGACGTCATTGGATCGTTCACCCAGTTGCGAGTAAACTGGCTTTGCGCCGTTTCAATAGCCCGATCTTGGTCCATCCCGTTCATAACAAGCGATGTGACCATATCGACCATCTCGCCCCGCGCCTCGACAGGAAGCGCAGTAAAGTCCATGCCGCCAAATTCGTTTTCATCTAAGCGCAAGAAAGACCGAACCTCGTCTTCCTGCTGCTTGCCAGCTTCAGAGATCAGGCTAATTGCAGCTTCTCGCGCCGCAATTGTATCGTAAAGCGGCTCGCCATCATCATTCATCATGCCGCGCATAGAGATGTATGCGTCATAGAAAGCGATGTCTTCTGCGTCCATGTTCGGCAAAAGGTTGCGCGTTTCAAGGCTCTGACTGCCAGGAACAGCGCGCAAGAAATCAAACATAGCCGCGGCTGCGTTCAAGTCAGCGCCAGTTTTGCGCTGCCCTCGCTTAAACATATCTTTGTAAAGCGCGTCAGGTGGTTCACCGTTTATCATCGGCAATGCGGTAAGCAGTCCCGCAGGAGTCATTATGTCGATGTTTCTGTTTGCCATTTGAGCAGCAACGGCATTTCCATATGCTGCATCTGACAAAGTGCCTTGCCCTTGGTTCAAGTCACGACTTTGGCGGTAGCCTTGATTTGCAACCTGAGTTTCTTCGCGCTCTTTGGCGACGCGCAAGCTGTTCACTTCTTGCTGGAAACGTTGCAAAGTTTCGGGACGCATAAGGCCGATCAGCTCACGATAATCGAGCCCAAAGATTTCTCCGTCAGCACCCTTTGAAATTTCGTAAAGGTCGGTCAGTTGGCTTGAATTAGCAAACTCTTCATCAAGCACAACGCGCATAGCTGAGCCGAAGCCCACCGCTTCCTCAACGATCTTGCCATATTTCTGGCTTGAGCCTGGAGCGAACATATCAAGCTGCTCAGCAGTGGTTGCAAGCTGCTGCTGAAGCAAAGCAATCTCGGCGCTTACTTCTTCGTTCTGCTCCAACACCGTAAGGCCCTGAATACGTCCGACTATATCCGCCGCGCTGCTTTGCATTGCGGCAGTCTGGTTGGCTATCTCCCGCCGATAACCTTGCTGCGATGCTTGCAAGTCGCGTTGCCGCATTTCTCTTGTTAGAGAATCGAAAATCTGGCCTTGCACTGCAACTGGCGATCCCTCGACAGTTCCCTTGATATACTCTTGCGCTCGCTGCCGAATCCCAGCGGGGTCACGCATAAACGCTTCAGGGTCGCTGTAGTAAAGTTCGTTGAGAGCAAGCTCTGCGTCGTTAACAGTTGCGCGCACAAACTGATCGCGGCCCGCCTGACGATAAGACTCCTGATACACAAGCCCACCGTCCATAGGCTCAGGGACCACATAGTTTCCGTTTTCGTCTTTACCCAAACCGTTGGCGGCAAAGTCAGCAAGCCCCTTCTCAACCGCTTCGCGTTGAAGTTTCGGCCCAAAGGTGCGTTCAAGCTGCTGTCCGATCTGGGAAAGAGCCGGCCCCCAGTCAGCAACGTTGGTGCTTACGGCGCGAGTGACGCCGCCGCCTGCATTTTCGGGAACACGAGTGCGCTTCTGGTAAGGTGTGAGTGCCATATCAATTTCCGTAATTCATCCCAACATCAGAATCATTAAAGAATGTTCCGCTGTTGCCCCTTGGAGAGGCAGCGCGGGGCTGCGCCGAAGGCGGACGCAAAACGTCGTAAGTCTGGTAGGTTCGCCCAGCGCCAGACGCAAAGTTTAAAAGCGAGCCGATCACCGCGCTGTTTCGGTTGGCGCGGCTGATCTGGCTACTGAATTGCGTGGCGCGTGTCTCATTAGCCAGCCGGTTAAACTGACCAAGCTCCCCTAAGCGGATATTCGACAGGTCATAGCGCAATCGATCCTCTTCATCTTGGGCTGCGCCCTGAAGAAAGCTGTTATTGGTGACACCAGAGGCAGCCATTAAAGCCATGTTGGTTGCCCGAGTCCGCTCAAATTCATCGAGCCGTTCGAGTTGCGCCTCAAGCGCCATGAGCTCAGCGCCCTCGCGCTCCATGCGAAGCTGGCGGCGCTGCTCTTCAAGCTGCAATTGCGCCATTCCGTTTTGATAGTTGGCATTGTCAATTGAAGCTGCGGTTCCAATTGCTGCTGTGGCAAGCGAAGCCGCGGCCATAACTCCGGCTGAGACACACATCAGAAAGAGCACTCCATGCTGAGACCCAAGACCGTAGCTGGTTGTGGTTGATCCTGGGTAATTGTGATTGTTGCGTCCCGATTATAACCGAGCAAAAAGAATTGCTGCGTTCCGCTAATCGGTTCAAACGGCAAGCTCAAATCGTCCGAAGTCTTGCGAAGCTGCAACACCTGATCGTTCACCGTAAGCGCATAAGCCTTGTCGAGCGCGACTTGAACGCGATTGATGCGCTTGGGTAGCCCGATATAAGGGCCGCTTTGCAACGCAACATTTACCGGCAAGGTCTCGATCTCAAATTCATATGAGAAGCCGACATCAATCTGATCAACCTCAAAGTCAATTTCCAGCGCGCCCGCTGCATCAATTTCATATTCCCCCATGAAATAAATGCCAGAACGCACAGCAACAGTCTTGTTCGCATAATGAAGATCGACCAGCCAAGATTTTGTAGGTTGCGGCTCATCGTATCGGCGCATCCCATCAAGCGAATTATCAGTGTTGAGAGACAATTGCTGCAAGCGATACATTCCAGCACGCTCGATCACAAACCAAACGACATTCCCCAAGACTGTAACCGATGTAAACTTAGGACTCCCTTCTCCCCCAAGCGACCAAAGCGACCAACCGGCAAGACCCTCTGAGCGGGAAGAATAAAAAACAGGTACAGTCCCATCGCTGTTGATCACGTAAGCATATTGCTCGGGGCGGCGATCCGTTCCGTATTGAGCATCAAGGTCGATCGGGTCGTTGATCAAATGCGAAGTGAGAAGATTGATATCGGTTGAGGCGTAGCGTTGAGTCGCTTCGTCAAAAAGGTATTCCCGCAGCCCAGTGTTTGAAGACTGCGCATAGATTGTTGCTCCATCAAAAACCTCTGGCCGGATGAACGAAGCACCGTAAGGCGTTTGTTTGCGCGCCGTGATGTTGAGCGGGGTTAGCGGCTGGCCTCGCGGGACGTTGAGATAGAAGTCACCAGTGGCGGTGAAGATCTGCAAGTCCCCGTTTGAAACCAAATGACGAATGTTTGAGATGTCGTCAGAGCCAAGCTGAATTTGGATGCTGTCATTCGGCAGAGAGTCACCGACATTGAAGTTAAAATATAGATATGTCTTGGAGCTCCATACCCCATCTGGCACACCACCAGTCCCACCAAACCAGAGGCGACCCTCATGGAACACACAAGCTGCTGGATACCCATTCCGTTCGCTAAATACAGATTCATCCCAGTTGCGGGAGGCGAGGTTGGTTCCGGTCACGGTGACGGAGGGACCGCCACCATCTACGCTTTCGGACGCGGCAGACCCCGCAGTAATCGTGAAGTTGTTATCATCCACGACAGCAATGACGCGTGATCCATTCAGGTCAGTTGCAGCAATTCCGCCAGTCTCTCCCGATCCGGCAAGAGTCACAGTGTCACCAGTTGAAAGACCGTGTGCAACCTGGGTGACGGTAACAGTGGCGGAACCGTCTTGCGTCCGATACGGATTTTCCAACAGCTCAATGAGCAATTCGCCTTGCACATCGCAAGTCAATTCTGAAGGCGACACGTAAGCAGTAACAAGCAATTCGGTGCCGGCCCAACGGATGCGCTGCCCAACATAAGTTGCATCGAACACGTCAGCGTTAGCAGTGACAGTAACGGAACCAGTTGTTCCAGAGCAAGACAACGTGACGGCATCGTCAGCAAATTTGAAATAGGGCTGGTAAATCTTTTCGCCATTGCTTGATACAGCAAACTCAAACTCGGTGACCTCAAACGAAGTTGCACTGTTTCGCGTAATGATTCGCGGCGCAAAGTCACGGTGAGAGATAACCATCACGTCCGCGCTTTGCGTGTTGGTGAATTGGAACAAGTTCTCGCCGCCCCATGGCCCAGCGTCAGGCCCGTCGAGCGTTTCAATTAGTGTTCCGTCAATGTCAAAAACGTCTAAGCGATTATCAGAAAAGCCAAGCAGGTATCGTTCGTCGTCCGCAAAATCAAATGGGACAAGGCGCGTTCGTCCAACAAGCGGAGCAAGGTCAAGCGTTCCATTGCGCCGCGCCACGCCGCCAGTTGAATAGATCAAGCCGTTGCGAATCTTTGCGGCACCATTGACGTAAGCGCCAGTGTCCACGCGAAACGCCATAAGCGGGTCGAGCTCTCCGCTTGAAAAGTTAGTTTGAAGAATCCGCTGCTTCATGAGTAAAAATCATTCCGTTGAAACGAGCCCCTGAAGCGACGAGCCGTAAATCGTGACATGTTCAATTGACGTGCCGTGCGAGATTGACTGTCCGCAGTTCGAGCAACAGATGCTTGACGCATTGCTTGAGCGTCCATTGAGTTTGCAAGATCGGTTCGTTCAGCAAGAGATTGCGCAAGTTTTGATGCTAGGCGCAATTCAATCAGCCGCGTAAAATATGGTGGCCACTTGTCTTCGTTGACTCGATAAGTCCCTTCAGCAAAGACTTCAGTTTCAGAGCCAGTGTGGGAATAGATATTATCGCCCATGATCTCATAAGGGATTGTTGCGCCCCCTGCGCGCACGGCGCTAACAGTAAGCAATTCAGGCGGTTTTTGATATGCGCTGTCCCATCGGCCGGCAATGGGTTCGTCTGTCAAACGGTTGAGCAGTTCTTGCCCAGAAGCAAAGCGCCAGCGATATGTGGAAATTGCATCTTGCACAGTTATTTCATAGATCGCCGCGCAGATTTTTGCCTCAGCATTACCATCGGTCAGGCTGCTGATTGGGTTGGCGCCGATCATTGCCAGCGCAGACGAGCAGACTTCAACGTCAGTCAGAGACATATGGCTCTCCTATAAATGGGGCCGACACCCCCGCAAAAGAGTGCCGGCCCACGTTAGCCTTTGGCCAGAGGACAGCCAAGAGGCTGGTAAAATTAGGCCGGTGCGACGGTAGTGATTGGAGTCACACCATCTTCCGAGGTAACCATCAGTGTCCCAATTGCGCCATTGGCAATATCAGCGACATGGATGACATCGCCTTGGTAAAGCTGATCGACAGCCTCGTCGAAATATCCGTCAGCAGACACAGCAGCAAGATTGTCAACCTCTTGCTTGTAAATGTGGACGCCTGGAATTGCACCGCCAATGCGGAAAAGGCCAGAGAATGTATAAGCCATGGTTCGTTTTCCTTACGATTCGGTCGATTTGAGAATGTAGCCGCCCTTGTCGTCGATCTTACATGCGCCCATGCTCATGCTCGAAGTCACCAAGTGTGCAGTTTTCGTTGGGATGTAGTTCATTTCCGTCTGAACTTCCTGACCAGAAGCGCAACCGATCGCAGTCATGTGATAAGCCAGGTTGTTCCGAACGCTTCCGTTCTTGGTCAAACCAGAAAAGCCAAACCACATGAAGCTGAGCCAGCGCCGCGCAGTCATACCGCCCCGATAGGGAAGGTCGTCAGTGCCAACATAATCAGCGTCAGCAAACGCAACGATGTCGAGCAAGTCGTTCCACGCGTCAGGCGATACTGGCGCATAGCGATTACCGTCATCAGGAATGCTTTGGTTCCCGAAATAAGCAAACACTTCCTTGCACTTTGAAAGAGTCAGTGCGCCTGCCGCAGCGGTTGAGTTTGTGAAAGTGTCTGCCACTTTGACGATCATGTCATCGTTCACACGGCCAAGAGCCGAGGCCCCTGATTGCGCAACGACTTGCCGTTCATCGTGGTTTTCTTTCAGTTCATCGAGCTTGTCGATGTAATCGGCTGCGTAGTAATCTTCGAGCGAACAAAGAACAGGGTTGTGGTTGATGTTCATCACTGGAACATCGCCATTGCGGGCTTTCTTTCCTGCAACGCCAGTGCCGACAGTTTGGAAAGTTGTGCTTTCACCCTTCACATTGGTTTTCTTGCGAGTGGTGTTGCCGAGTTGCGAGCCCATGCGTTGATAGGCCATGTGAACGTCAGATTCATACTGACGAACAAAGGAAGCATCGATATCTTGAGACACAGAATTTCTCCGAAATTGTTAGGATCAGAGGTTATCCGCGGCAAATAGTGAGGGCCGGTTGTCCTTTCGGGCCGATCCGCAGCAAGCGGGCCTGTGTTGACGACATGCAACAGATTACAAAATAGCGCAAGTCTATAGTATTGCGCGGCACAGCTTTCCGGATGTTGCTAGACCAAGGCGATTGAACAGCTTTTCGACTCGCGAGTTGTCTATTTCAGTGGTAATTCCGAGCCTGACCTCACTTGCTCCTTGCTGTTTTGCCCAGTTAACACACCGCTTTACCATAAGGGGGCCGGCGAGCGACCCCCTGTGTTCTGGTAATACGTAAAGCGCCAAGTCATCCACAGTTCGAGCCTTAGAAAAAAGCATAGAGAAGCAAGCATAGGCCATAAAGCCAATCGGCTTTTCATCTTTAAACGCTAAAAGGCATTGATAATCTGGATCGTAAATGCATTGTTTTGCAATATTGCCAACTTTGAAACCGTCAAACTCATAGCGTGTGTAAGCAGGGCTTTCATTGGCCATTCTTTGCGCGAGGCCAATTACATGAACACAATCGCCTGCGGTTGCGATTTGTCTGATCAGCATCAGCTAGGGTTCTTTGCGAAGAAGGCGGCGACGCGATCGGTCACTTCTTTCTTCCGGCGCGCTGGATCAAAGTATTCTGGCGTGTCCATCAGCTTTTGAATTTCTTCCAGCGTGTCACCTGCTTGAACAGGCTCTCCACCGCCCAAATCGGAAACGCCAGTTTCTTGCGCCATTTTCATAATGCGTTCGAGTGCGGCAACACCGGCTGCGGTTGATGCGACTTGCGCCACAGCGGCAAACTCTTCTTCGGGAAATGAGGCTTGCGCAAATTTGCTTACCGCGTCCACTCGATCCTGAGCAGTGTCCCCGAGCTTTTCCATTTCAGCGCGGGCCGCTGCATCAATACGCGCAATTTCTGCGTCTGCGTATTGTGAGAGAACGCCCTGGAATTGCTTGTCGTCAAGCCCTGCTTCGTGTGCAGCTTTGCGCCACAGTGAGACAACGGGGCTTGCAGACAATGCGTCCCCATCGAATCGTTCGTCTTGTGGAAGCGTGTAACCATCTGACGTCTCCGGTCGGTTTGCCAATCGATCTTGCTCAAACTGCGAGCGCAATTCCGCTACCTTTTCATCTGAGACACTGTTGCCACGGCGCTCTAGTTCTGCGTAAGACTTGGCCAAATTTTCGACGTTTGGCGCGCCAGCTTCGGCGTCCCAAAACTTTTCAGGAATAAAGTCAGGGCGAGTTCCTTCCTCTTGCTCTGGCGCGGCGGCGGAATCCTGGGTCCCTTCCTCTGGGGTTTCGCCGCCATTTTGGTTTAGCAGACTGTTCATTTTACTTTACTCCTCTGTTTGTTTCCGCGAGCGATCCGCGCATCAATCATTGATACAAGGGCGCGCTGGCCGTTTGCGTGACGAAGCTGTCCTTCAGTTGCGTGTTCATCGAAGGCTGCGCCGGTTATGTTTTTCAGATAATCAAGAAACTCACGACCTTTGCCGCGGCCAAAAGTGGCCACGGCCAGTTCGTTCAAGTGCGCTTCTTGCGCATTGGTGCGGCTAAAGCCGTCAACCGAAGGGCGAGCCTGTTCCTTGTGGGGCAATTTGGGGTCCTCCTACTTGTTGAGCCATGGCAGCATTTTGCACCATTTGCGTTCGGCTCTCTTCATTACGGTAAATCCGTGCTGGCACACCTAACTCATTAAAGACGTGTTTGGCAACTTCTGCTCCGTCAGAATAAAGTTCGAGCCCGCGCTCTCCGTAGAATTGCTGAATAATCCCAAGAGCATTTGTGGCAGCGTTGACAGATTCAATTGCTTGAGCTTGAGCCAAAGGTGAGGTCGCGACAATCTTTACGGCGCGCCCGTTGATTCGAGGGCGATCAATCACATTGATCTTGTCCAGAATATAAAGGACGCGATCGACCACGCCATTCACCAACTCGACTTGCATCCGGCCAAAGGCGGAACCAATCTGCCGGCTTAAGTCGGCCATGCGCTGCTGAACTTCGGTTGCGGACATCGGAGTCTTGTCGGTTGGGCCAAGCGTTTCGTTATAGAGTCCCTTCATCACTTCTTGTTGAAGGCGAGACACAATCAAGTCCCCGACTTGGAAGTTTCCGCCAGTGTTGAACTGGCGCACGCCACCGGAGCCAGGGGCGATAGGGATCAGTGTGCCGGGTCGCATCATTACTGTGTCCGGATTTAGAACCCCATCGTCTTCATAAGTGTATAGCCCTGTCACAGCCAGCTCCGCATTTTCAAGCGTAAGTTGAGTGACAAGATTGAGAACGCGGATAGTCGGCAGCATGTTAAACAGAGGACCGCGCCCCCAAATTTCACCGGCCGCCTTCGACCAACGAAAGCCAATATGCTGGCATGACCCACGCCCATTGTGTTCGCTTGTTTTGAGGATCGATCCGTCTTCGTGATCGAGGAAAACATAGCGGTTGTAAGCGTATTCGTTTGGCTTGTCCCAGTTTCGGGCAACGTATGAGACAACGGTTAGCTTTGGATCAGCCTCTCCGTTGTTTCCGGCCTTGCGCTTAGTGTCATCGGGAATTTTGACACCGTAAGCGAGCTCGATGTTCGAGGTTTTCATTCGCCGGCCGCGAAAGAATCCGCTCATTTCATCATTAGGGCCAGCCTCTAAAGCCAATTCAGGCAGGGGCGTAGCTGAGAACACAAGAGGTTCGATGCTTGAGCCTTCGACACATTCAAGCGATGCAGTGCCAAGCCCGACATCGATCAAAGATTCGTGAACTTGCGCAGAGAAATTGGAGGCGTTCAGATATTCAAAGAATATGCCCGTCACCTTTTCCAATTGCTGATTAACCGCAGCAGCTTCTTCTTCGGGAACTTCTTGCCCAACCTCTAGTTTGATCCATTGCGAGAAGTTAGGAACCATGCCAGCCTGCATACGGCTTGCAAATTCTTGGATGCCATTTACCGCGGTTGGATCAAAGATTTCAGGCGCGTCTTGTTCGGGGCTCCGAGAGAAGAATGACTTGCGCCCAGGCAAAGCATAGTCGTAGCACTCTTGGTAAGCCGCTTCCCAAGGCTGGCGTTCTTGAAGCGCAGCGTGATACCGGCGCCGAAGATCTGCAAGTTTCATCAAACAATACTCGCTCGTGTTGCTGGGCCAGTTGAAGAATAAACGGAACCCCCGCCTCCCCCACTGCCACCGGCGTAACCAAAGAGGCTCGGCGCGCCACCCCCTCCGGAGCCGCCCCCTCCGCCCATGATGGGTGGAGCAGATGGAGAACGGCCTCGAATCGGCGTAGCCGATCGCGTATTTTGACCAAGAAACCCAGAGCCGCCACGTCCGCCCTTGAGCAAGGATCGCTTGCCAACTCCACCTTGGGCCAATGCAATGGCGTCTTCGAGCCGTTGTTGTTTGGAGTCGCTGATTTCCGCGTTAAGCTGGGCCTGACGAATCTTGCGCATTTCTTTCAGCTCTTCTTCAGCAGCTAAATCTTCGGCAGAAGCCTCGGGGGCTTTTGGTTTCTTAAAGCACATTGCACAGACTCCTTTGTTTCGCCCTATCACACACCCGACATTCGCGTAAAGCTGGGGCGCTTGCGCTTTACTGTGGCTCGCCGGTCCATGGGAGAGGATCGATCGACCTGCCCGACCTTGCCCGCATCGCCGTTGGCGGTCAGTTTGCGAGATTCACCGCCACCGCACAGCCCATATTGCAGAGCATCGTGAACGTGAGAGAAGCGATTGTCTTTTTCAGGCGTTTCGCCGTAGCGTTCGTGCCCCGCTAGGTTTAATTTCTTGTAGTGATAGCCACCCTCAAAGCCTTTGATCAGGTAGCGGCAGCGTTGATCAATCAGTATTCCAGACTTTTGATCGACGAGCCGGCACAATGTGGAGGCCACGGCGTCAATTCGTAGGCTGGGATCATTGGTGGGAGCTTCGCGAACGCTTACACCTGCGGCGCGCAGCACTTGATAGGGCGTCGATTCGTCAGTCTGGGCGCGGAAGTCGCCAGCCGGATCGCCCCAATTGATGTATTTGCCGCAGTGATCGGGAAACTCCAGAGCGAGAAACCGCTTTAATTCCGTGCCAAAGCGGGCGGCGCCCATGTCGAAGGCGACGAGCTCACGCAGCACGAGCCAGCGGCCACGTATATTCTGCATAATAACCGCGGCGGGGGTCAGGCCAAAGTCCATGCCAATGGTAAAAGGGACAGCCGGGGAATAAGGAATGTCTTCTTCGGCGACGTGCATGTCGCGGCGGAAGTCGGGATAGACCGCTTTGCCTTCGTCGGCGCGGCCGAGTCGGTTCATCACATAGACATCGATCCAAGCCTTTGTCTTGCCGGTGATGATGTTTAGGTAATACTCCTCGGAGAGAAACTTGCGGTTCTCGGCATTTGGATTTGGGATGTATCCCGTCACCTCGCCATCATCGTTCTTCTCTTCAAGCAATCCTTCGGGCTGGGTGAAGAACTCCCAGTTGTCGGGGCGCTGCAACATAAGCGCCTGCTCGCGGGTGACGTGATCAGGAAGCGGTGAGTCACCGGCCATGACCGGCCACCAGTGATCATCCTCCGGCGCGTTCGTGTCCATGATAACGCCAGCCCAGGTGCATCCACCATCCTTGCGCGACGGGAATCGATCAACGCGCATGGTCGCGGCGTCCACAATTTCCTTGGGAACCTCGCGGGCCTCATTGATAAAGCAGCCCGTCAGCTCAAGAGAGAGCAGTTTCTTGACATCATCGGGCCTATCGAGGGCCAAAAATATAAACTCGGCATCAAGATCGCCGCGCTTGACATGATGCGTAAACGGCGGCGACCAATTGAAGCGGCCCCAATTCTTTTCGGGAAACCAATCAAGCCAAGTCTTGATCGTCGTCGTTTTAAGCTGAGGGTTCGTGTTCCGAATAATAGCCCAGCGCGTCTTACGCACACCATCAGGATCAGGCTCTTGCATCAAAGCGCGCCGCATCAACTCGACGCAAGAGCCCACAGACTTCCCCGATCCAACCGGCCCGCGCAAAGCACGAACAAACTTATCGGATTTCATGTAAGCCTTAAGCTGATCGCCATCAGGCTTGTACTTCAGGTCAGCCATTCTTCTTCCGAGCGCGGCGCTTCACCGGAGGCACAGCAGGCTTCGTCAATTCACTCGGCGCCGGAGTCGGCGAAGGTGGAGGAGGTGGAGGAGGCGGCGGCGGGGTAGGAACCGGCGTCGGCGTCGGGGTGGGCGGCTCAGGAAAAGAAGGCTCCACCGGATCGGTCGGCTTAACATTACGCGCCTCTTCAATCGAATCATCAGGCTTCTTAAAAGTCATCCCATCTTCTCCTTCATGCGCTCAAAATATCCGCGAGACCAACTCGATATGAACTTATCACACTCACGATCCGTCAGAAAATCACCAGGGTAATGACGTAAATGAACATGCTTCGTAATCAAACGCAACCGACGACGAACCTCAATCGGTATATGCATGTCGCCAACACTCTCTAAATCACCACTCGAATCAAGAGACGATAACTCCAAGTCACCATACCGCTCGCGAGCATCCGAACCACCCTCAGTGAATACCAAGGGAGTAGACGGCAAGACACCCTCCTCTCGATCGGCAGAGCCTCCCAACGAAGTAACAGGTAATGTCATTTGCGTACCTTTTGAAAGAATAATACGTGAAGGGGACCTCTCGCTATCTCAACCCCCCTCCTTTTTTAACCCTACCCCCTAGCCGAGGTCTATGGAGACAGACAGTTCGCCCGTCACACGATGATCTACCTTCTCGGGCGCCTTCATACCAACGCGATCAAGTAAATCTTGTGCTGCCTGCAAGCGAACATACTCGCTCTTCGCACCTGTAGCTAGATCGATCAGAGTTGAACTCGCCCCTGTTGTCTTTGTCATTAGTCGTATTGCTACGAGAGATTGCATGTAAGCCATTACGTGTGGCACTTGTAGTGCTGCGTAGGCTGCTCTGGTTGGGTGTTTCTTTGAGTAACCTGCTTTTATAGCGGCTTCGCGTGTGTTGCCGTTTGTTTTCACAAGGGCTTCGCAGAAAGCCTTTTGCTTAGGTGTGAGTTTGTTGGCGTTTGGTGTGGCGGCTAGGGCGGGAATAGACAACACAATTTCCTTTTTTTATTTGGTGTTAAGGAAGAGTGATCCCCCCAGACCCCCCTTAGCGGATGGGGTAGGTGTGTTGTCTATAGGGCTCACCTATGTTGTTCCCTGTTGTGCGGTGAACTGTTTGACGACAGCGATGGAATGAGTCTCAAACCCTATCAATTGCCTGTTGCTTGCGTCCTTTGGACAGGCTGCGAACAGTTATCCCGTAACCGTCCAATTTGTTCCACATGTTTTGCCGGAGTTATTCACATTGCGTGTGTGAGGGGCTTTCCGGCCTTCGCGATCTTCTGTTGTTCTGTGTCGAAGCTGGCGTCGCGGCCGGTCGGCTCGCGCCTCCCTGCGAACGTCCGCGCTTCTCAACGGCGAGCCCTTGTCGCTTCGCTCTGGCGGACTCTATTTCCTAAAGGTATCGGCCTGTTAACTGTTCGCTCCTGCAAGCAGTCGCACCCGCTAAAGCGGGTAGTCCTTCGGACATGAACAGGGCCTCTGCAATCCTCTCTCGGATCAGTCGATTTTATCACGCAGTTCCATGCCAGAAGGGGCGCAACTTTTTCTTCGAAAAACTGGCGTCGGCTGCGCCGAGTGAACCCCCTTCCACCACGAAACAACACGTGAGTGCAATCGCCTGTCCGATATTGGACGTATTGAAGGGAATTTGAAATGACCAATGAGCTTACAATTTACGACGCTGCGACATCAGTTATCGCCGAAGGCCAAGACGTTAATGTTGGCATCGCGGTCTGGCCGAACGGCGATTGGATGGAATCGTGCGAAGCATACGAAGAGATGGACGCGGGTTGCCTCGGCAAAAGCGAGGACTTCATTGTTGTGGAGCCGATGCTACTGGCGGAGCTTAGCGATGAGTTTGCGGAAGAATACTTCAAGACCAGTTCTTCGGAGATATGGCACGCCAACAATTATCAGCAGCTTGTGGGCGCAATGAGCGACGAAGAGCTCGACTGGGCAACGGCGATAATCGAAGCGCACGGAGACATCGAAGACATCGACTATCCATACTGACGCAAAGGCGGCGGGCTTCGGCTCGCCGTTTTTTTTATCCTCGGCGTATAGTCCTGACCATAGCGGCGGCGCCTGTCCTCGGCGTATCGAACCAGCGTCAACGCTTGAGGCTTCAATACGGTCACGCGGTTAGCCGCGGATATACCTTCTGCGTCCGGTCCAACACGGGCTGCTCGCTGATCCCCTGACATGCTTCAAGCTGCTCGCAACCCCCAAGCGCAAGCGCGGCACAAGTGCCGGGGGTATGCAACCATCTTGGGCACATGTCTTGGGGCGGCAGGCCCGAGGTTGGGCCGGAACTTGGAAGGAATATTTAATGACTAAGCGTAAAAATGAAACCGCAAGCGCAGCCAAGCTGACCGCTGGTTCGGCCGAGAACATGATCGAAGATCGCGCCCCAGCTATCGACGGTCTGGACATCGACGTAGCCGATGGACTGCAACAGCCTGACCTGGCCGACGACCGCAACGCTATTGCGAATATCTTCACCGGCTTTCAAGCCGCGTTCGTGCACGAGCGTAACTTTACCGATCCGAACACTGGCGAGCTTAAAGTTACGAACGACCGGATGCGCTTTCTCCGCATCATCGCAAACAACTTTGTCGATCAGTTGAATTACGCTTTGAAATCACAGCTTACCGAGTGCAAGCGTCGTGACTCACACGTTGCCAAGGTCAGTCAAGACCGTCGCGGCGACGAAGACAATGGCGTCATCGCAAACGCTGAGGCGTGGGCCGATCGCGAGTTCGACAAGTTCGACCAGCTCAAGGCAATGCGTGATGCGGCCTTGATCGAATACGCAACGCTGCTCGAAACCGAGTATCAAACTCCCGAACAGCGCAAGGCTGGCAATGCACCTGCATCACGCGGACGCGCCGCATCCCTTACAATCTAACGCTATCGACCTGAGCAAGTCGTTAAACTGCTCTATAACAAAGCGCGTGCGGCACTAGCTGTGATCCCTTTGGGTGTCGTGCGTAACTGGGGGTGGCTGTCTTTCCCTTCATCAGTCACCCCCTTTTTTTTGGCCAGTTATCCTGGCACACACACGTTCTATGGGGGGCGGGCGATCAGACAAGGGCTTGACTCGCTATTAATTAATTGCTTTAAACGAAATGAAACGCACCGCAAACATGGCGTTTCTCAACAGGAGGATTCACTAATGATTACGTTCTATAAACTCCGCTACAACAGCACGTTTACGCACACGCCAGCCGCATGGCTTGAGACTGTGCGTGGTGATCACGCAATCGAAACACCGTTGACTGACGAGCAAGTTGCTGAGCTCCAGTTGTTTTGCGAACGCTGTCACATCGCCAATCATCGTGCGGCTATTGAGGCACTCGACCCCAGCAAAGCTGACGACAATGGTTGACACGATCTATGTCCCGCCCATCATCACGCCAATAAATAAAGAGGCAATCAGCCTCGCCATTGGCGTGCATGATCGGGTCGAGCACGCCATTCAATTGGCGGCCGACCTGCCACCATCACCCAAGGCAACCGAATTGTTGCAGCATTTGTTGCTGACGCAGCGGCAAGCGTGCCACCTTGCATCATTGCAATAGGAGACAACAATGATAGTCAACGGATACACAATCGAACCCGGCGCTAACCTGAGCGGCGCTGACCTGTACGGCGCTAACCTAACCGACGCTGACCTGCGAGACGCTAGCTTGAGCAGCGCTAACCTGTACCGCGCTAACCTGACCCGCACTAAGCTGATCGGCGCTTGCCTGCAATTCGCTGACCTGTACGGCGCTGACCTGCGCGG